GTCGCTCCGCGCCAATGCAACGCCAGTGTGGATGCATCCACCGCCATCAGATCCGCACCTCCCGGACCTCGATGCCGCCATTGCGCACCGCATCCTCTACGTCTCGCACGCCGCTGTTTAGCTGTTCGAGCAGTTTGCGTCGCGCTTCGGCCTTCTGGTTCTGCTGTTTGAGCTGATCCGCCATCAGACGCAGCTGGTCACGACCGCGGCCGATTGCCGAGAACGCTGAGCTCGTGCCCCTCTGCACCGCGGCCACGCTGGAGTTCTGCCGGCGGAGGCGATCTCCGACCTCCGTCGCACGCTCGAACTGGTCAGCGGCCGACTCCACCGCACGCTGGTATACCTGCCAAGTGATTACACCTCGCCGCAATGCCTCTTGCGCTTCAGCCACGGAGGACTGCATGCGCTGAAACGGCGTCTGAAATCGCTCAGTCAGTCGCTCCCCAATGCGTTGCCACTTCTCCGTCTCCTCGCGCACCCGCGCCATGGCGTCGGCCGTTTCCTGGACGGGCTTTGCCACCTCAGGCTTGATTCGCTGGGCCTGTTTGACCAGTTTCTCCGATCCGGCCGCCGCGTTCTCAGCCGCCTCGGCGTAGCGATTGAACTGGTAGGCGACTCCGGTGGCGATAACAGCGGCACCGGCGAGGGCCACGCCGATCTTTACCAGAGCCAGCGGGTTTGCGACGGCCTGCGCGACAATGCTGGCCGTGGTGAATGCGCGCATCATCAGAATCACCGAGCGTATTCCCCGGATCACGAGCGGGACCACTTTGAGCAGGGCGACAAACCCGGCGGCAAACGCCGCAACCGTCGCGATGTTTGCGACCACCTTGGCATCCAGATTGCCAACTGCCATGATCACATTGCTGATTGCATCGCTGATCACTACCACCGCCGGCGCCAGATTCGTGGCCAGCACGCGTGTCAACCCTTGGGCTGCGGTCTGCATGCGGTGCATTGCGTCGTTCGCTGCCTCCACCTCCGCGGCGGCGTCACGGCTGAGTGCGATCCCAAGGCGCTCAGCCTGGGCTTGCATGTCCGCCAGTCCCTGAGATCCAAGCCTCATCGTGTTGACCAGATTGACGCCCTCGCTGTCGAACAACTTGAACGTCAGCCGGACACGGTCCGATTGACTCTCGACGCGCCCCATCGCGTCGGCGATCTCCGCGAATGCCTGCGTTGGCGCGAGCGTATTCAGCCGCTGTGCACTAAGCCCAAGCTCTTGCAGAGCGCCAACCGCCTCACCGGTCCCCTGCGCAGCGGCACTGATCCGTCGCACCATCCTCTGCAATCCGACAGATGCTTGATCAGCTCCCACGCCCGTCTGCTCCGCTGCGAAGCGGAAGGCGGCAAGCGCCTCTGTTGTCTCGCCAAGCTTGTCAGCCGTCTTGGCCAAGCTGTCAATGTTGGCAAACTCGGCACGTAGCGACGCCACTGTGGCGGCCGCGGCCGCCCCTCCAGCCACGAACCTCGCGAACCCGGCGACGCTGGTACGCAGGCTGGTCTCAATGCGGGCCCCAAAGTCCTGCACGACTTTCCCGGCTCGCTTCAGATCGCCGCTGAACCCGCTAGTGGCGGCGCCGACCAGCACTGTCAGCTTGCTGATTACCTTTGCCATCCGTAAGTCCGTCTGTGTTGCTCAAGTACCTGCAGGCCCGCGTTGATGTCCTCGGCAGTCTCAGCCTGGTCCTCAAAATACGGGTAGGTCAGGTCGGGCGGCGTGCTGTCAGTTAGCACCGCGGCAAGCATGGCCATCGGCACGCAGGACCTAAGGTCATCCCGACACTCGCCCCATGGGTCCCTCTCATACACTGCCCGCCAATCCAAAAACTCATCCCACGTCATCCCCACCTGTGCAAAACGATTGGGATGATGGATGCCTAAAGCGCGGCATAATTCAAACGCAAACGCCAACGTTGGGCTGGCCGCTAGCCGCTTTTTTTTTCCTCCAGCTTGGCGTCATCGTTGTCCGGCAGACTCTGCACCAGTCCATTGAGTTCCATCGCCTCCTCGATCACTGGCTGGATTTGAAAGAACAGACTGGTGAGCAGTGACCTACCTTGATCGTTGTCGTAGCAGGCGATCCCATCCTTGTCGATCAAGCACGCCGACAGCACCTCGATGCCAAACTCACATCCGTCGAGTTTGTTCTCAAACTCGCCATTCTCCTTCTTGGGATAGGTCTCGGCGATGGACGACAGACGCAACTTGTCTTCGATGCCGACCATGCGCACCCGGAACACGCCCAGCCCTTTAATCGGCACGTCGCGGTGCGTTTGTACCTGCGACTCCAGCTGCGCAAGTGATAGAGGATCGCTCACGCTGGTACCTCATCAAAAAACTGATTGAACTCGCAAATGCGGCGGGCCGTGTTGACAAGCCTCGCATCGTCCTGCAACAGCACCGCCTGGATCTTGTCGCCAGGCCACAACAGAGAGCCAGGCGGATGCTTGGCGTTGTCGGCCGGCTTGTCGTGCGGCAGCCTGGCGGAGCATCGTTGCAGGTGTGCCAGGAGGCGGCGCCGTGGCGCGTACCCTTCTTCGCCCTCCACGAGGACGATGTCCTCCAGCTGGCGGATCCCAGCGGATCGCAGGCGATCCCGCAACGCGACGATTTGCTCCGGCTGAAGCGCGTAGTACCGGACGTCGTGGCCGACGTCTGGCACATAGACGGACCAATACTGGCCCAGCCGACTACGGGCCGCCTGGTGCATCGCGGCGGCCTGCTCGTCAAGAACGGCCGGTTCAACAGGTTGCTCCAAAGTCCGCATACTCGCCTCGGTCCGCCGCTTCTTGTCCGCGGCCTGTTCGGCCGCGTCCTGCTGTTGCTCGGCTGCCTTGCGGTTCGCAGCCGCCTTGCTTTGATCACTCATAGATTTCCCCGGAAATATCACGACACGCCGGACAACTTGCAGATCGCCACCGTCACGCTGGTGACGCCAGAGTACGTCAGCTGCACGCGGCCATTGGCGTCATTGTAATGGCTGGTGGGAAACGGCCCGACAAATCGCGATTCGCCGGCGGGCACGCTCACTGTACGATCCGCCACCGCCTGGCCATCGACCGTGGACTGCGTCACGATCGTCAGCGTAATCGATCCACCTCCTCCATTGGAGATGTAGACGAACTCGTTGCCGGTGTTGGCAAAGCTGTCGCCGCCGCCTGCTGCCGCAGCCAAGCTGGGCTGCAGGCCGCTGCGGGAAACTGTCTGAACAGTCAGTACGGCCATAGCCGGATCCTCACGTGCGGGTAATCGCGGATGTCCGCAGCAGTACAACTCCGCGTTTGTACGCACCGCTGGGAGTGAGTTGCTCCGGCGTCAACGACACGACCTGAAATGTCGCCTCGTCTGTGACCGGAGTGCTGTGCGGTGTCACGATCTGCGCGGAAAACACCGTCTTGTTGGCGAACAGCGTATCGAGCTTTTCGTGCTCCGTGTCGCCAGGGTGCCAGAATTGGTTGAATTCGAGCCGGCTTGGTGCCTCGATGCCCAGCAGGGGCACGTCCAGGGTGTCGCCCAGATCCTTCCCCTCAATTTCTTCCCGTGCTCGAGCCGGCGGAGTGATCTCCGACACCAGGGTCATCGACTCAAAGGTGGTGTCACTGTCGTGATCCGTTTTCAGAATCGTCCCAAGTGCGATCTGTTTTGTAGCCATCCGTCACCTCATGGCGTGTAGCCGAAAATCGTACAAATCAGCGCGCCGACCTCCAGCGCTTCATCCAGTCCGACGCCCTGAGGGACGTATCCGTCGGTCTGCGTTTCCACGAAAATGCCCTGTACCGTGCCTTCACCGAACGCCCCGCGGTAGCCGTGCAAGCCGAGCACCAATTCGGCCAGGTCCATTGCCTCATCTGGCGCGCTGCTGATGCACTCGACGTCCCACGTCGTCTCAAATGGATCGTCTCCTGCCGCCATATCGAGTGTATCTGCTGCGGCATGACCGCTGCGGGCAAACCACAAATAAGTGCCACCGTATCCGGCTGGGACATGGTTCTGGTGCGCGCGCGTGCCGATCAGCTGTGCAATGTCGGTTCGCCCGAGCAAGAACTGTCGCATGTCGCTACCGAAGCTCATAAGCGGTCTACCTCCCTGTCGAGCTCCGTGGCGAACTTGGAGGCAAAAGCCGACACACCCTCGGCCCGGGCGGCGGCCGCCGCCCGGGCCATGAAGCGGGCACCCCGCGTACCGGGGTGCCGGACGGATCTCGCAAACACCGGCGAGCCACTCACGGTAAATCGCAACACTCCGCGACGACCGTCCGTCCGAGTCTTTGGCGCAATCCGTCTGGGGCGGGTTGGCTGATCCACCAAATGCAGTGGCACGACATCGCCACGGCCGCTAATCCCGCCACCATGCTTGATTCGCCGCTTGCGGATTACCTTGGCCGTGTTCTGTCCGACGGCGGCGAAAACCGCTCCCTGGTAACGGCGGATGACTAGCTCCAGGGACCGGTAGAAGATTCGATTGCGTTTGGGCGCCAGCCTCCTTGCTGCCTTCACAAATGGGCGTGCTTCAGCGCGGACCGCCTTGGCCAAAACTCGCTTTGCTACGCGTCGAGGCAGCTGCTGCATTTTCCGCAGCAACTCCTTTTCGCCATCGAGTCTCACGCGAATTGCCATCGGCCAGATTTAGGAAGGGGGTTGGGTACCACAAAGACAGATGAGCTTGGCATCCGCCTCCATTTCATTTGCCACGTGCGCCACGTAGAACCTGCGTCCGTCGGCGTGCACAAACCTCTTGCCAGCAGTCGGCACCATCGTGCTCGTCGTGTATCGACGCACCTCGATGTGATAGGTTGCCTCGGGAACAAGCTGCCGCGCTCTCTCAACTTCGGATCCACTCAAGGGCTCTATTTTTGCCCACAGCGTCTCCTCTTCGATCCAGTGTGCGTCACCGTACATCGGAGCGCCACGGGCAGTCTTATCGCCGCTCCAGCGCTGCAGCTGCAATCGCTGATTCAACCTGCCTGCGCGATGTCGACTCATACAGCCACCTGATTGGCTGGGTCATAATCCACAAAGTCGTCGAAGATCAGCTGTTCAATCAGGTCGCCCACGCCTCGAGGTAGTTCGCGGGCCACCGTTCCGCTGATAGTCGCCTCTCGGTTCTCCCAGAAATGACCGAACACCAATTTGAGCAATGCCAGTACGCGCGCATCCACGCCGTCTGCCGACCAACCGCACGTGCAGGTGTAGACCACAGCCTCCAGCTCGCGTCGCTCGTCGGGCCAGACGGTGCCAAACACCGGGGCTATTGCTCCGGGCTCCTGACGCGTCGCCACCTTGAAATCGGTGGCGATCGTGGCGCTGTCGATTGTCGTCACGGTCCCGTCCGTCGCTGTGTAGACGATCTGCGTCACGGCTGTCAGCTGCCCCTTCGGCAACATCTGCGGCCGCCCCCCGGGCGGGAAACGATGAAACGCAAATTCCCACGTGGCTGACACAAATTGCCGGCCTGTGGCTGCCTCGCAGAAGTCAAGCACATCGGCCATCTTGGCCAGCACATCAGTGTCGAAGTCGCTTCCATCGATCCGAGCGTGCTGCTTGTACTCGTCAAGCGTCAGCGGATTGCCGCCGCCGGCAGTCCGTTTCATTCCGGGCAGGTAGGACACCTACGATTTCTCCGTTTTGACGCGGAATTCCCAGCGGGACATGCTCGTCTGTCGCCAGTGCTTGCACGGGCCGCCGCTTCGGCGATCCACAAACGGATCGCGAATCTCCAGTACCATGCCCTGGCCGAGCTTAATCGTCACCTCGTCGCCATTCT